TCACGGCTGCACCGCTTTTTCCAGATGCCCTAGCTGGTCGGCATTTTGCCGCGCGACGCCGAGGTCGGCGGCAAGCAGGGCGACAGCCTCAGACAGCTTAACGTCCGAGGCGGCGTCATCAGGCTGGCCGGGGGCGATGCGGGCGGCAGCGTCGTCAGGATCGGCGCCACTCGCGGCGGCGTCGAGCAGGCGGACAGCGCCCCAAGGCAGCACGCAAGCATCATTGCTCTTTTCACTGACATAAACGGGCACCTTTCGGATCACGGTTTGAATCTGGCTCTGGATCGCCTGGTCACCGGACGCATGCAGACGCGCCTGGTCGTTCGCGGCATCGGCCAGTTTCGCGCGCGCCGCCAGCGCCGCGCCTTGCGCCCGCGCTTCGGCCAGATCACGTGCCGCAGCCTGCTGCTGCAAATCCGCGACCTGCGCCTTCAGCCCGCCGCCGACAACAGGCCAGCCATCGATCCGCCCCGTCTGCCAGATCAGTCCGCCCGCCAGCACCAGTGCGCACAGCATCGCAACCGGCCCGGCGACTTTGCCGCCCAGCCATTCCAGCATCGTCGTCATCGATCAGTCCTTGCGTTGGCGGACCAGTCGCCCGCCGATACCCAGCAGCAGAAAGGCAAGCGACAGCGCCAGCCCCAGCCCGCGCGGCAGATATTGTTTCAGGTCGGCGGGCAGCGCGTCCCACGCCGCCTGCACCACGCCCGACAGCACCATCGCCTGCAGCGAGAACCAGCGCCACGCCTCGCGCCACTCCTCAACCAGCTTCATGGGCCGCCTCCAGCGCCGCGACACGCGCGGCCAGCGATGCGACCAGCGCATACAGATCCTTGGTGCCCCACAGCGCCAGAAAAGCGAACGGCTCCGCGCTGGCGTTCCAGACGCCATCGTCCGACGCGGGCGCCGTCACGCCCAGATGATGCGGCATCACCTCATGGGCCTGCTGTGCCAGCACGCCGAAGCCCGCCGCACCGCTGTCCTTCCAGGTGAAGTCGCCCACCCACAGATCGCGGATGGCATTGCGATAATCGCGCTGGTCGCGCGTCACCGTCTTGAGCCGCGCATCGCTGGTGGTGTTGTAGACGACGGATGCGCCGGACAACGACACGCTGCCCAGGTTGGCGCCGTTCTTGAGAAAAGTCAGCACCGCGCCGTCGCTGCCATTGGGCCGCTGGATGTAGACCGAGTCGTTGGTGGCGAACCAGGCATATCCGGGCGCCAGGACATGCCCCTGCGCCGTGTTGCTGCTGGCGCCGATCCGCGTGCTGGTGGCGACCAGGAAATTGCCGCTGGAATCGAACGCGCCGGCATAGGCGCCCGCGGCGTGAAACTTGATACCCGCGCTGCCGGAATACAGCGCAAGGTCGGTAGCGGTGCCGCCCGTGACGGCGCTGGACAATCCCACAAGCGCCTTGGTCGCACCGCCATATTGCAGCGACAGAACACCGCCATTGCCGCTGCTGGCAGGCCCGTTGAGCATCAGTCCGCCCTGGCTGGCACTGGTGCCGATCACCGGCGTACCGGTAAAAGCAGGACTGCCGGCGCACACCATGGCGCCGCTGCCCGTAATGCCCGATGCCGCGACCGGCACGCCATTGGCGCGGGTATAATCGCGGCAGCGCCAGTTTCCGGAAGCATCCGATGCGAATATCGCGCTGTCGCCTGCTGCGGTGGTGATACTGGCGGCACCCGGCAGGATCAGGCTGCCGGCATTGTAGGTCAGGCTCAGAGCGCCCGCGAAACGCACAAAGCGCAACAGGTTGGCGGCTGTCCCGAAACTGGTGATGGCGGTGGTGCCGGTGATGGCGACGAACAGCGCACCCGCCGCGCCCAGGTCGCAGGTCGCGGCGGATGCGACGCTGACCTCATTGGCGCTGATCAAGGCATTGGCGTCGGTCCAGGCGCCGCCCATATACACCAGGAAGCCGTGCGTCGTCGTCACATAGGCGCGCAGACCGTTGAACGGCGCATAGAAGCGCCAGCCGCCATCGACACAATAAGCGATCTTGTAGGCACTGCCGGTCCAGGCGCCGGTCGGCGCGGCCCCCAGCAGATACATGTCGCCGTCCGCAGGCGCGGCTGGCGGCGTGTTGACGAACTGGCCCAGCAGGCAGATGTCGGTCATGGCATCGAACTGGATCAGCGCATCATTGATCTGCATCGCATCCAGCTCCTGGCCGTCGGCCAGAAGACCCAGCGCCTGGCGCGGCGTGCTATCGGACATAAAGCGATTCCTTCTTCTGGCGCCCGCGCCCGACCAGGGACGAAAGCTGATAGGCCTGAACGATGAGTGGATTGGGCAGGCCGGACGGGAAATCCGCGGCCTGCTGGGCGGCGGTATAGATCTGCGAATGTCCGGCGACGCCGGAGAATATCCGCACCACACCAGTGCCGCTGAGAATCTCCAAATCGTAGGCTTCGCGCGCTTCCGACATCGGCGTGACGACGGGCGCAAGACTGGACGCGGCCGGATCGCGGTCACGCCGCCGCCAGCCGATGATCAGGTCGCCCGAGGCAGTCCAGGAAAAACCGACATGGCAGGGCGCCAGCGGAATCAGCGCGGCGGCCTCGAACTGCATCGCGCCACCTTGCCACGATATATCGGACAGCGGGCGCGAGGCCGGCCCCCAGCGATATTGAAACGGCAACCGCACCTGGCTTTGCGTCAGGCCGAGTTGCGCCAGCGCGCCATCCAGCACCACCACCCGCGCACCGGCCGCGACGGGATCACGCATCTGCCCTTCGCTGCCGCGCCGTCCACGCCGCAGCCGCGTCAGCGTGTATGCGCCGGGCGCGGTCAGCACCGCGTTGGCGAACTGCACGATCTCCCAGCCGCCATCGGCATTCTGTACCGCCAGCGCATTGGCGCCGCCGGGCAGCACGGCATCGCTGACCGACGACAGCGCACCGTTCGCCAGCTTCACGCACAGGCTGTTCACCATGTCCCGGCGCCAGGGCGGCCCGGACCAGAAATCCTGTGTGGTGACACCGAAGCTGCACGGCCTGGTGATCGTCGCGTCCAGCACAAAGCCGCTGCCCGTGGCGCTGCGCAGCACCGCGATGCTGCCCGGCCAGGGATCGGCATAGGCGGCGACGAAGGGCGCGCAGGCATTCTGGCTTTCGGTGATCCAGGGCAGATCGAGGAAGAACAACAGCGGACGCCCCGGCTGCGCCAATGTCTGCAGCAATGCGGGCGCGCGCGCCGGCCCGGCCAGCACTTCATATAAAGACGGATCGGTTGCCACCGCCTCCATGGCGCGCGCCGCATTGTCCTCGATCTGGGTCAGGCGCAAGCGATGATCACGCCCATCTATGTCCAGCGCCACTTCGTCACCGGGATCGAGCGCCAGCGCCGATGGCGGCAGCGTGAAGCTGGCGCTTTCACGCATCACCCAGGCATCCTGCAGCAGCCGCGCGCCGATGCCGCCCGCCATGCCCATATCCATCACCAGCGGCAGGCTGGACGATGCCACGCGGTTGGAGCCGCCGGTCAGCCGCCGCGCCTCCACCTGCGCCTGGCGATAATCCTGATCGCCGTCGATATAGCTGATGCGCGAGACCTGCGGCAGATCGCTTTCCTGCGCCCGCACCAGTGCGAAGCCCGGCGCATCATCCTTGGGCACCAGGCCGCCCGTATCGTACGCCGTCACGGCCGCGCGCCCGCGCATCACGAAACGGATCACACCCGCGCTTTCCACCGCGTCGAAGAAGAAAGCAGCCGCCAGCGGCGCAATGGCATCGCGCGCGCTCATGGTGCCGGTGACGGCGAAGCCCGTGACAATGCCGTCCAGCCCGCTGGCATCAATTTGGGCAAGCCCGGCATCGACACACAGCGCCGCCACCAGATCGGCCAGCGGCACCGCGCCCAGCCGCCCGTTCAGCCAGTGGCCATATTGGTAATTGGCGGCATCGCCCCACACATCGCCCAGCGCCGGAAATTCCGGAAAGGGCCGCGCATCCCAGCACCAGGCATAGATGTTGGCGATATCGACCATGCCCGGATTGTTGGCGCCGTCGGCCCAGAAATTCAGATGCGCTTCCAGGAAGCGGCGCTGGATCAGGTCATCGCGGAGGCTGCGCGAAAAATACGGTGCCGCGCTTTCGCTGGATTTGGGATCAAAGAAGACGTTGGGCTGGTTGGCGCCGCGGTCGATGGCGGGACAGCCCAGCTCGGTGAACCAGATCGGCTTGGCTCCCGGCACAAATTCGGTCGGCGTGGCGCTCTCGCTGCCGCCGGGCCGGTCATAATGCGGCTGGCCCCACCAGTTCCACAAATCCTTGGCCCGCCACACCCAGGGCTTGCCCAGGCCGTCGGTGATCGGCGTGCGGGCTTGCGCCGCCCGATCGGCGTCGCTGGCATAATACCAGTCGTAATCCTCGCCGCCGCGAATGTTCGACGCCAGATAAGCGGGATCGTAGGTGGAAGATGCATCGGCGGCATCCCGGTGCGCGGCACCGTCGCGCCAGTCGGCCAGCGGCAGGTAATTGTCGATGCCGATGAAATCGATATTGGCGTCGGCCCATAGCGGATCGAGGTTGAACAGCAGCGCGCCATCGCCGATCTGGTGATTGGCATATTCCGACCAGTCGGCGGCATAACCGATTTTGGTGTCTGCACCCAGAATGGCGCGCACATCCGCCGCCAGCATCTTCAGCGCGGCAACAGCCGGATAGACCGTGGCGCTGCTGCGCGCCCGCGTCAGGCCGCGCAGTTCCGACCCGATCAGGAAGGCATCGACGCCGCCCGCCGCCGCGCACAGATGCGCGTAATGCAGCACCATGCGCCGCCAGCCCCAATCGGCGCCGCCGGTCCAGGTCACAGCGGTGCCGTTGACGGCAAAATCGCCCGCCGTTGCGCCACCGAAGAAATGCGCGACCTCTGTAGCCGCCGCAGCTGTCTGGTCGGACGCCACGGCGATGCGGCCCCGCCAGGGATAAGCCGGCTGATCGCCGCCGGATGCGATGTCCATGAACAGGAAGGGATTGAACAGCACCCGCCAGCCCCGCGCTTTCAGCGCCGCGATTGCCGCGACCACGCTGGCATCGGACGGCGTGCCGCCATAGGCGGGCCGCCCGTCGATGCGGCTGACCAGATGGGCGTCCGCCCGCGCCACGCCATCGACGCCCCAGGTCAAGGGATAGGTTTGCTTGACCGCATCTTCCACACCAGGGCGAATGGCAATCGACCCGCAACGCAGGTCGTCGCCGAACCAGCCCACCACCAGCGACACCGCGCCCATGTTCGGCGCCACCGCCTCCAAGCCGTCCAGCGAAGCGGTGATGTCGACATCCGCGCCATGCAGGTTGAGGGCGGTGCTGCCGCCTTCGCCGTCATCGGCGAACACCGGCGCATCGGCATAGACGAACTCGCCCGCGCCGGGGATCAGCGCCACGCCCGACAGCCGGTTCTCCAGGCTGGCGGGATTGGCCGCGCCGATACTGCGAAAAACTTCGAACTGAAGCTGGGGAATGCGATTGCCGAAGGCATCCAGCGGCATGTCCTCGAATACGACGTAACACAGGCCGCGATAGCTGGGCGTGCTGCCATTCTCGATATCGGCGATCAGGGGATCGGCATCCTGATCTTCCGCGCCGTCATGGAAGCGCAATGTGTATTGCGACAGATCCAGCAAGGTGCCGTTGGCCCACACCCGGCCCAGCCGCGTCGCCACGCCTTCGCACAGCCCCACGGCGAAGGAGATGGAATAAGTATAGTCGGTTTCCGTAACGCTGACCGATGCGCCGCCCTTGCCCCCGCCGCTGGTGGTGCCGGTGACGGCGGTCTCGCGAAACTGGCTGGCCCAGATCAGCTGTCCCGCCAGGCGCATGCGCCCGAACAGGCGCGGAATCGCCGCACCTTCCGTCGATGCCTGGATGTTGATGTCGGACAGACGCGGGCCCGTGCGCGTGACGCTGCGGCCCGGCATCAGCGCCGCGTCGATCTCGCTGCCCGCAAAAGCGCCGATAGCGCCGCCGATCTGCGCGCCGGTCAGCGTGGCGCCCAGAAACGAGATGCCGCCGCCCAGAAAGGCGCTGCCCGCCGCCGCCCCGGCCACGCCCAATACAAGTGATGCCATGGATCAGACTCTGAAAGCGAAAGCCAGCCGCGCGCGCCAGAACGGCGACAGCGCTTCTTCCATCACCCGCCGATTCTGGCGGGCATGAATCAATGTCGGTTCGCCGCCCCGCTCCGCGACGATGCCGCAATGTTTCGCGGGGCTGTTCGGATGCATGCGGAACAGCACCGCATCGCCCGGCGCGATGTTCGGCAACGCCACCGGCACCAGGTGCCGCGCGAAGGCGTCGCGCATGGTTTCCGTGCCGCCGCTCTCCGCCCAGTCGGGTGTATAGGGCGGCGGGCTTTCCGGTTCATCCCCATGCAGCTCGCGCCATACGCCGCGCAGCAGGCCCAGGCAATCGCAACCCGCGCCCTTCACACTTGCCTGATGCTGATAGGGCGTGCCGATCCAGCCGCGCGCGGCTTTTACAATGTCAGTTGCCATATCGGCTGCCACCGTCCAGAACCTGCCCCGCCGCCGGCGCCGCCAGCACCGCATCATTGCCCGGCATATGGGGAAAGCCGCGAAAGCTGGCGGCATTGGCGAAGCGCATGCGGCATGTCGCAAATGTCTTGTCGCAACCCGGCGTCACGGTGAAGCCATCGCCCGCCGTTACCGCCTCGCTCAGCGATTGCCACAACTCGATGGAGACGATGCCGGCAGACGTGCCATGGCGCTTGATCTCCATCGCCTGACCGCTGGCGGCGCCCGATGTGAAAACCAACGTGCCGCCGACGAGATCTCCGGACGCGAACGTGTCCAGTCCGCTGACGATAAAGCGCCGCGAATCCACCGCCGTCACCACCGCGCCGCTCGCCGCCGTGATCGCCAGCCCGCAACGCGCATCGCCCAGATCGGCATCGCACAGATGGCCGAAGGCCCGCCCCACCGGCTGGTTCAGCGCCTGCGCCAGGCCGCGGATTTCCGCCGCGAAGGCGCCGCCGCTGCGCGTTACTTCGCCCAGCGTGCCGCTGCGCATCAGCACGCGCTGCGCCACATCGGCCCAGTTCACCCGCCAGATCGCGAGGACGGCATTGTCGTACAACCCTGCCGCCAGATCAGCCTCATTCAGCGTCGCCGCCGACAGCGCCCCGGCCAGGGTCAGATTGTCGACCGTCAAACCAAGACTGGACTGCACCTCGCTGGCGGTGAAGCCCGACGCCGCCTGGTAATCAACGCCGTCGAACGACAGCGCGCGGTCATGATCTGTAAAACCCTGCACCGCGCCATCGCCGCGCGTCAGCGTCCAGCACCAGCATAACGTGGTGGCGCCGCCATCCAGATGTGCCTGCAGGCCGTCCGGCAGGATTTTCACAGCAAAATCTCCACCAGCGGAATCGACGGAATCTCACCCGCCGCGAAATTGGCCAGGTTGATCGCCAGCGCATCGCTGTCGAACCGCGCGGCGCAATCGAATTCGAAACCGGCGGTGATCGCCGCGCCATTCGCGGGCGGCGCGGAAAACGTCACCAGCCCGGCCGAGGCATCGCAGGTGAAAGTGTGATTTTCCGTGCCTGCCACCGCAACGCGCACACTGCCGTCCACCGGCTTGACGATAGCGCGCACCCAGCTTCCCGCGCCCGAGGCATAGGTCTTGGTCAGCGCGAACGCCGTGGCCGTGCCATCACCCGTGCCGATGGCCTGGTCCAGCGGCGACAGCGCCGCGCCGGGAGCGCAGGATTTCCAGTCGGTGAAATCCTTGAAGCGGAAGCCGTACAGCCGCCCGCGCCGCGCCTCAAAAAAGCCGATCACCGTGTGCAGATCGTCTAGGTCGCGCACGCCCGATCCGACATCGAAGCTGCGGCGCGAGCCGGCCCACACCGCATTGCGCTCCTCAAAGCCGGAGCCCAGCGTGACGATCTCGGTCTTGCGCACCGGCCCACCCGTCGAATGAAAGGCAATCGGCAGCGGAAATGACACGTCGTGAAAGTTCATGAATTCCGCTCTATAAGTTTCTCTGGCCCTGCGCGATCGCCCGCGCCAGCATCGCCGCCACCTGGCTTTTGGATTTCTGGAAGCTCGCGGCATCCGGCGTGGTGATGTTCACCGTCACCGAGGCGCCGCGCGCGCCCAGCGCCGCGTTCGGCGTGATGCTGCCCGCGCCCGACGGCGTGAACAGCTCCGGTCCCTGTTCGCCCACCAGATAACTGCCGCCCGGCGCCACCGGCCCACCCACCGCCCGCGCGCCCGCCACCGGCAGCAGCGAAGACGCCAGCGAACTGACGATGCCGGCGATCGGTTTGACGATGAACTGGCTGACGGCGATGCGGTCGAAATCGGCCAGGATGCTGGCGGTCAGTTGCGCGATGGAATCGCGCCCCGACACCGCCGCCCGCGCAATGGTGTTCGACACCGCGTTGAAGCTGCGGTTCACCGCTGCTTCGATGGAGGCCGTGGCGCCCGCCACCGGCCCGTTGGCGAAATTGTTCAGCGCATTGGCGGCGGCAGATAATGGGTCGTCGTCAGCCATCGGGATACATCCGCATCAAACTTTGAAGATCGTTTCGCGCCAGCGCGGGCGCACCGCCGAAACGGCCGTCCAGCAGGGCGCGCCATTCCACCAGCGACATTCGCCAGAACGTGTCGGGCGACAGCCGCAAGGCCCCGAGCCCCAGGCTCAGGCAGCGCTGCCAGGAAAAGGGCCGCCGCCTTCGCCGCCGCCCTCCCCGCTGTTCAATCCCGCCAGCTCGAACGCCTGCGTCACGCCGCGCACCAGCGCGCCCAGGTCGCAGGGCAGACGCAGAACTTCCGCCGGGCACATATCATGGCCCGCGCCACGCAGCAGCGCCGCCGCGACGATGGCCAGGTCGGCGGCCCGCGCATGCGCCAGCCGCGCGCCGACCTGGGACAGGTCGTCCAGCCCCAGCCCGTCCTCGATTTCCGCCAGCGCGCCCAGGGTCAACAGCAGGCGATATTGCCGCCCGCCCGCTTCCAGCGCCGCTTCGCCGCGAGCTTTGTTGACCATTACAGGCTCGCGAAGCTCAGCGCGCCGGCGCTGGCCAATGACAGCGCGATTTTCACTTCGCCGTCATAAGGCCCGTCATATTGCAGGGCCGTGATCTTGAACGGCCCCGTCACGGTGCCAAAGCCGGGAATCACGATCTGGTAATTGCCGATCGCCGCGTTGAAAAAGGCGGTGCGCAATGCCGCATCCGACGCCGCATCCTTGAATACGCCGGAGCCGGAAATGGTAGCCGACTTCACCCCGCCCGCCAGCAGCTCGCGCCAGGCGTCGGCGGAATCGGCGTTGGTGATATCCACGGTCGATGCATTGAAGGCCAGTGTGGTGGCGCGAAGACCCGCCACGCTGGTGAACACTTCGGGCGATCCGCCGTCACCCGTCTTGATCAGCAGATCCCTGCCGCGCTGGGCTGTCATGCCAAACTCCACATATTAAGTCTCCTAGATCTTGAGGATGCGGTAAGGCGCCAGCAGCGCCAGGGCGCTGTCGGGCGTGGGCGCAGGCTCGCCGCCGCGATGTTCATAAAGCGCCGAGACGATCTGCAGGATCGCCTGGGCGATATCGGCGGGCACATCGGCGGCATCGCCGTACCCGGCGGTGAAGGCGATGGCCGCCGCATTGATGGGCCGCAGCCCGAAGGGCGACGTCTTCAGCAGCACACGCGATCCGGCGGCATCGACGGTGTAATCACCCGCCGCCAGCACCACTGCGCTGTCGTCGCGCTTATATAATGTCACCGACGCCACCGCCTGCAGCGGCGGCAGCGGCACGGCGATGCAGATATCGGCCCTGTCCAGCCACAGGGTCCAGCCCTGGGTGACGAAAGCGCGGCCGGTGTGCCATTCGGCGCGGGCCCGTGCCGCGGGGATCAGCGCCGAAATCAGCGCATCTTCATCGCCGCCGCTTTCGACGCGCAGCCAGGCCTTGGCTTGGTCCAGCGTCACCGGTTCGGCGGCGGGCGGCGTATTCAGTTGCAGGGACATGGGTAGTCTCGCGAAAAGAAAAGGCCCTCGCGATGGGGGAGAACATCGCGAGGGCCCGAGGGTGCCGCACACGCGGCCTTCATCCGCCTCTTACGAAGCGGAGAACTTCATCAGCTTGATGGCTTCAAAGTTCTGCACCCCGCCGCCGACGCGCTTGGTGGTGTAGAACAGCACATAGGGCTTGGCGCTGTAGGGATCACGCAGCACCCGCACGCCGATACGGTCCACGATCAGATAGCCGCGCGCGAAATCGCCGAACGCAATCGAAGTGCTGCCCGACGCGATGTCCGGCATGTCCTCGCTTTCCGTCACCGGATAACCGAAGATGGTGGCGGGCTGGCCCGCCGCCGTGCCCGGCTGCCAGATGTAATTGCCGTTATCGTCCTTGAACTTGCGCACCCGGCTTTCGGTCTTGCGGTTCATCACCCAGCGGCCGTTGGCCCGATAGCCCTGCTTGGGCGCATAGGCCAGGTTCAGCAACGCATCGGCCGGCGCATCGGCGGCAAAATCGCCATCCGCGCCCGATGCGATGGTGCCGATCTTGCCCCATACCCAGCTGGCATCGGCCACCAGGGTGTAATGCAGGAAGCCGGTCGGCTTGGACGAACCATCGCCGTTGACGAAGGCCGCGCCTTCCTGTTCGGCGAACACGATCTGCACTTCATCGGCGAGCCACTGCTCGATATCCACCTGGCTGTCGTCCAGCAGCATCTGTGTCGCGGCGGGCATGGCGTAAAGCTCCATCGCCGGAAAATCCAGCGCCGCAAGCGTCGGCGTGCCGGTCTGGCTGATGCTGCCGGTCTCGCCCACCCATCCACTCGCCGCGCCGGCGGTGGTGATGGGCTTGCGATAGGTGCCGCCGCCGATCTGGCGCACGGTGGAAATGGCGCGGATGGGCGATGCCTGGCTCAGCACGCGGTCGATGGTGCGCTCGATCTCCAGCGGCACGGTATAGCCGCCATCGGGATTGCTGCCTTCGCTCAGCGCCTTGACTTCCATGTCCGGCCCATCGCCCTTGCGGACATAGCGGTCGAACGCCTGCTTGCGCTGCATCTGCGCCGAATCGAACGCCTTGCGCTCGCCGCCCAGTTGCGGACGGGTCTGTGCCAGCATCAGGGTATCCAGCTTCTGCTTGGTTTCGGTCAGCGCGCTGTCGATGCGCGCGACTTTTTCCTCGCTCAGCACATCGGCGGAGCGGCGCTCCAGGCCCTTCAGCCGTTCGTCATTGGCCTGCCTGAAGGTTTCGAAGCCGCCGAGAAAATCCTCGAAGGCCTGCTTGATTTCGCCATTGTGATTGATGGAGCCGTGTTCCACGGCCTTATATTCCGGGCCGCGTTCCGCGGCCTTTGTTTCCAGTTCCATGCTTTACCTCTTGATTAAGCGCTGATGGCCGCGCCCGCCTCACGAAAAATCCGCGCCAACTCGAGCTGGCGGCTGCCAATAGCCGTGACCGTCGATCCCGCCAGCAGCGGAAAGGTCACGACCGAAATCTCCCAGAGATCGATCTCCAGAAGCGTCCGCCGGTTCGCCGCCATGCGTTTCGCCCGCACCGTGCGAAAGCCGATCGACAGTCCGTTCAGCGCGCCATCGGCCAGCAGCGCGCGCACGTCGCGCGCCTGCTCCACCTCGGGCACCAGGCGGCCGCGCACATAAAGGCCGCGCGAATCTTCCGCGATCTCCTCCCACACCCCGATAGGGGCGTGACTGAAATGCTGGTACAGCATGCGCACCTGGGGGCGCCGCCGCAGCGATGCGGCGAAGGCACCCGGCGCCACCGTATCGCCGCCACCATCGGCCACGCCGAACAGCGAGGCATAGCCCTCGAACTGGTCCGGCCCCAGCGCTGCGAACCCGGCGCGCGTGTTTTTGCGCGCGAGCGGACGCCGCGCGTATGCGATCTGTACCAATGTTGTGATCTCTACTTGTGGTCCAGTTTGGACTCGATGCGGTCCAGGCTTTCCTTGATGCCGTGCACCTGTTCTTCCAGCACCGCGACTTTTTCTATCGCCGCCTGGTCGGCCTGCAGCGTGCGCTCCAGGTCGGCGATGCGCTCCGCCGCGCTGCCGGCCCAGAACAGCGCCCCCGCCGTCTGCAATAAAAAAGCCGCCACAAGGGCGGCTGGAAACTTGCGATCCGGTGCGGACCGGAAACTGTCGATAACGGTCATGTGCTCACATCATTTCCCGAATGGGTGATCATCGCGGGCGCAAAGTCCCAGCCGCGCAAGATCTTCAGCGCCCCTTCCAGGGCATCCTTCACCGCACCGCGCTGAATCGCGCCGAGCATCTCCTCGGTGTTCAGCGACACGGTCGCGGCCTGGTGGCCGGGCGGCCCCGGCAGCGACAGGAACAGCGGCACCGAACTCATCACCCCCGTCACCACGAAATCCTGGAACCATTTCTGCCGCACGATCTTCGCCGCATGGCCCACCAGCATCAGGCCGATGCCGGTGCCCAAGTCGAAATCCTCCGCAACGCCCTCGGTCTCGACATAGGGCATGACGCCCGAACGGTCGGGCCGCCAGCTGTCGTCGAAAATATCCACCGTGCGCCAGGCGCAATAAAAGCCGCGGCACACCGGATAGCGCGTTTCATAAATGGCGCAGCCGCCCGCCGTGCAATTCTTGCAGGTCGAACCCGACTTCTTCTGAATCTCCGGCTTGTCGATGGTCGGCCAGGTGCAGCAGACGGTGCAATCGCCGCAATCGCGGCCTGGTATCAATGTCATGCCGTCCCACATGGCGCGAGAATGGCACTTCCTACAATGTGTCGCCACCCTCGACCGGCGAATAGCCCGCCGCCGCCCGCTTTTCATTGGTGCTGAGGAACGCCGCCTCGTTCAGCTTCTGCCACAGGCTCTGGCGCGCTTCGGCCAGCGCCTCCACCGCATCGGCATCGAAACCGATGCGCAGGTCTTCGCCGAAGCGGGGGCACAGCCAGCGCGTCAGCGACGCCGCCGTGCGCGCCACCAGCGGCAGCACCGTCTGGCGCCAGAAATTCAGGTTGGCTTCGGCATAATTGGCATAGGTATTGTCGCCGGGAATACCCAGCAGCATGGGCGGCACGCCGAAGGCCAGTGCGATCTCGCGCGCCGCGACACTGCGGCTTTCCGAAAAATCCATGTCCGATGGCGTATAGCTCATCGCCTTCCAGTCCAGCCCGCCTTCCAGCACCATGGGCCGGCCGGCATTGCGCGCGCCCTGATAGGCGTCTTCCAGTTCGTGCTTCAGCCGCCCGAACTGCTCGTCGGTCAGGCCGGGGGCGCCGTCCGGCCCCTTATATATAAGTGCGCCGCTGGGCCGCGCCGCATTGTCCAGCAGCGCCTTGGTCCAGGCCGCGCCAGCATTGTGCACTTCGATCGCACTGCCCGCGACTTCCAACGGCGACAGGCCGTAATAATCGTCCAGCGGATGAAACAGCGTGGCATGCAGCAATGGCAGGAAGCCGGAGGCATCGCGGGTGATGCGCGTCACCTGGCCATCGACGCTGTAATCATAGGCGGCAGGCCAGCCGCGCGCGCCGGGCACCACCGTCACCCGGTCGGGCCGCAGCACATACAGCTCGCGCGGGGTGCCCTCCAGCACGGCGCTTTCCAGATAGGCATTGCCCGCCGATTGCAGGAAGGCATACCAGCGTTCGAACAGCGCCGCGCCGTCTTCCGCGCCGTTGGGCCGCGCCAGCAGGGTCAGCAGCGGATGACTGTCCAGCTCCTGCGCCCCGTCATACAGCAGCCAGGGGACGGAGGCCGCCGCCGAAGCGATCTTGCGCACGCAGGCATAGGCCACCGGATTTTTCATCACCCCCAGCCGTGCCAGCGACGCGGTATCGCGCCCGCCCCAGCGCGCCCCGCCCTGCAACGACAATGCGATCAGCGGCGATGCGCTCTTTTTCTCGGGCGGCGCTTTGCGAAAGAATTCAAACATTCTGTTCCCTCAAAGATTGCGAATCCGCGGCGCGGCGCGCTTGAAATCCGCCAGATCGGCCAGCGCCCAGACCAGCGCATCCATGCGGTCGGGGCTCCTGATCGTTTTCGATCCATCGTAATGGCACATCTGGTCTTCCAGTTCGGCGAAGCGGCCCGTGTGATGCACCCGGCCCGCTTCGTACAGCGCGGCGAAGGGCGCGGCGCGCGCGATCTTGCCGCGCGAGGCGTGCACCAGCTTCACGGGTGCATTCGCTTCGGCCTGCTGCAGCACGCTTTTCACCATGTCGCCGCCCTGGTTGGCTTCGGCGATGATCGCGTCGGCCTCGAAATCCGCGAACGCTGTCATTACCCGCGCCGCCCAGCCCGCCGGGGTCAGCCCGCCCAGCGACAGGTCGGCCAGTACATAAAACCCGCCACGATCATCACGCCCTGCCACCACGATGCCGCATTCATCGCCGGTGGCGCTGGCGGGCGGATCGACCGCCACCACGATGCGCTCCAGCTCCGGCGGCGCCTTCACCCGCGCCGCTTCGATCCAGTCGCGCTTCCACAACGCGCCGTCGACATCGGCGATCAACTCGCCGCCCAGTTCCTGGCGGCCCAGCGTGCTGGCGCCATAACGGCCCTGCAGAAAGTCGAAGAAGCCGTCCGCCAGATTGTCCTGGTTGAACGCCGTGCCCAGCCGCGTCACCGCCACGTCCGGCGCTTCCAGAAGCACCTTCAGCGCCGGCATGTTGCGCGGCGTCGTGGTCAGCAGCAGGCGCGGCGCCGCGCCCAGCCGCAGCGCCATCAGCGCCATGTCGAGCGCGCCTTGCGCGTCGCGCCACTTGGCGAATTCATCACCCCACAATCCGTCGAACTGGTGGCCGCGAAGACTGTCCGGCTCCTCCGCCGACAGCAGCGTCGCCACCGCACCATCCGGCCATAGCAGCCGGTTGTTCGATGGCTCGAACACCGCGCCCTCGACCACATTCAACAAACCCGATTCCCCTTCCACCATCACGGCGCGCGCATCGCGCATGGTCGCGCCGATCAGCCCGATCCGGCGCATGCGGCCGGATCGCACTTCCTCCGCGATCCATTCGGCGCCTGCCCGCGTCTTGCCGGCGCCGCGCCCGCCCAGGAACAGCCAGATGCGCCAGTCACCGGCAGGTGGCAATTGCTCGTCCCGCGCCCAGAAGCGCCAGCCGCCATCCGCCAGCGCCGCCGCTTCCGCCGCGCTAAGACTTGCGAGCAGCTTGGCCCTTTGCGGTGGCGGCAA